ATTTTAATTACTTAAAAGGAGTCTTTATGAGAATCTTATTAGCTTTAATGTTAATGGGCTGTACCGCTGGTCAAGCAGTTAAGTTAGCCCCGCCAGTTAAAACAGGAACAGTCTGTGCCAGATTTGAAGTATTAATATGCGATGCTAAGTACCGTGAGTGCTGGTGTCAAAACGTGGATGCAAACTTAGAGGATACCAAGACATGGTTAGTGTTAAATTAGATACAGATCAGACTGAACAAGTAGGCATTGCTTACATTAAACAATGCTACGAAACTTTATTGGAGACTATTGATGGTTGCGAACCTACAGAAGATGATGCAAAACACCTTGAAAGTATCGAAGGAATGCTGGACTATGTTCTTACGGCGGCTGAAAAGTCTGAATATTTTAGCTATTGTCAAACGCAATGGCCTCGTAAGCAGACTAAGCTCAGCTTTGCATGACATCTGGACTGATGTAATCTTAGGATATCTAACGCCAAGAGAAAAAGTAATAATGATTTGTATTGCTGCTTTCATGGCGACGTTTATTGCGGTGAGGGTTTTATGAGAGTAGAACTAATAGATATGATGGGCAGCGACAAGACAGTTGTTAATTGTGCTAGAGTTTCGTTCGCTAAAGAGGTCGCTCACTTTAGAGAAAATGAAGATGGGCCGCTTATAAAATTCTTAGCGCGTGAAGAACACTGGTCACCGTTCGGACACGTTCAACTACAGTTTAGAATCAAAGCACCTATCTTTGTAGCAAGACAACTAGTCAAGCATCAAGTAGGGTTTGTCTGGAATGAAATAAGTAGACGATACGTGGACGTTGATGTAGAGTTTCATGAACCATACTTCTGGAGGAAGCGTGCGCCTAATAAAAAACAAGGCTCGCTTGATGAGCCAGTAGAGGAGGAAGATTATTTAAACAAAAAATACTTTGGCTTGATGCAAGAAGCTCAGCAAGTATATGAAGATCTTTTAGCTAAAGGTGTTGCACCTGAACAGGCTAGGATTGTTCTGCCCCACAGCCTTATGACTGAGTGGATATGGACAGGATCTTTATATGGCTTTGCTAGAGTTGTTAGATTAAGAACGTCTAAGGATGCTCAGTTTGAATGCAGAGCTGTGGCTGAACGCATTAAAAATGAGATAAAAAACTTAGACAGATTTAAATATTCTTGGGAGGCTTTATGTCAGTAAATAATAACGTACACATTCATGGTGCAACAGAGCTAACCTTAAAAAGAGCAAGGCATGGCGGCTATATCATTAGTACCTTGTGTCCTGAAGGTTACGTGGACTTGTATGTCCACAGCCCCGATGATAAGATGGGCCTCAGCATAGACCTCAGATACCCTGAAGAGGAGAAAAACAATGAGTAATCAATCAGACTATGAGGCGTGGCTAGAAGGTATATCAGATTTCCATACGGCCCTTGATGATGCTTGGTCTAGGATGTTTGTTATGCATCTAGGTACGGCATTGCCGGACAAAAAGGTAAGAGAAAAGTTCCGACAGTTCATAAGTGACTGGTGCATGGAGACAACTGGTAGACTTAGTGCTACAGAGCATGATATGATAGAAGTATTTCCTGAGTTTTTAGAAAGTCTTGTCGAGGAAGATTGATGTTTGTAGAAGATATTTTAGAGCTTAAAGATACCCTGCTTAATCCAAAAAGAAGTGATAGGTTTGTAGTTCCTTTGTACTTGGATGGCTGGCGATATTGTGAGGTATCTGTAGGAAACAAACGGGCGTTCGTTAGGCCTTTGACTGACGATAGAAGAACCAAAATGACCAGAAAGAAATTGGAGGAAGAACTATGTAATACTTATTGGTGGGCAGCAAGGTGCGAAGCATCTCGTGAGACACTAAAGAAGCCAAGAAATTGGCAGAAGAAATATGCTTGACTATGTTGAGCATACCTTTTAAAATTACAAAACTTTAATCAAATAGGAGTTAGTTATGGCTACAGTTTCTGGTGTTGCATATTGGGCAAGTATCACTCAACCTAATACTACATATGAACCTGTCTATACAATTAATCTAGTTGTTGATGAGGACACTGCTGACCAGTTCAGGTCAGAGGGCTATACCGTAAAGGACAAAGATGAAGGCCCTACGATTGTTATTAAACGTAAGGTTCATGGTCCTAATGGTATGATTAGGTCAGCACCCGATCTTATGGATCGTCAAAAGAATCCTATGGCTTGCCAAGTTGGTAATGGCTCTAAGGTGCGTGTTCAGTACAAACCTTGGGAAGTTAATCGACAGGGTAAAGTCTATAAGGGTCTAGACCTTCAGAAGGTTCAGGTAATTGACTTAGTTCCTTATGGTAACGTAGATGAGTTTGATGTTATTGATGACGAGGAGGATGCACTATGAGTTGGACATACAAGACTGATACAGGTCTTTATGATGTGGAAAAACTTAGCCCTGAAGCCAAGGTTTCTTTTCAGTATTTAGCTGAAGTAGAAGCTGAGCTTCAGACGCTAGGTAAAAGAAGCGATGTTCTTCGAGCGGCAGCTTCGGTGTTCCATAAAACCCTTCAAGATAGCCTCAGTGATGAGGCGCTTGTACCAGAAGAGGAGGATAACGGGGGCGAATAGCCCCCTTATTTTAATATGGCCTTTGTAAAATATCATTTGCCTTGTCCAAGCTGTGGCGGTCATGACCCAGTATCAATGAATGATGATGGCTCAGCTTGGTGCTTTAGTTGTAAGACTCGTTTTAGAAACTATGAGAAAGCTATGAATGGTGAAACAGTAAGTGATTTTAAAACCTACAAAAATAATTCAATGAATGATATAGAAGGAGAGTTTATAGCTCTAAAGGACAGATCAATTTCTTTAGATACCGCCAAGAAATATGGCGTTAAGGCCTTTACAAATTCACAAGGAGAAATCGTAAAACATTATTACCCTTACTACAATGCTAATGAAATCTCTGGCTACAAGGTCAGAGAGGCAGGTAAGATATTTAGCTGGAAAGGAGACTCTAAAAATTCTGGACTCTTTGGTCAGCAAGCCTTTCAAGAAGGAGGCAAGTACATAACAATCACTGAAGGTGAATGTGATGCTATGGCAGCTTATGAGCTTATGGGTTCTAGATGGCCTGTAGTCTCAGTTAAGAATGGTGCATCAGGATCTATTAAGGACATTAGAGAAAACATAGAGTTCCTCGAAAAGTTCAGCACCATTGTAATTTGTTTTGACAATGACAAGCCGGGGCAGGATGCAGCTAGAAAGATTGCTAAGCTTCTTACTCCAGGTAAAGCAAAGATATTCCAGTTTCCTGATGACTTCAAAGATCCTAATGATATGCTTCGCAAAGGACAACACCAGTCTTTTGTTACAGCATGGTGGGCCTCTAAAGTCTATACACCTTCCGGCGTCCTTAACCTTTCTGATAACCTAAATAAACTTAAGTTCCGCGAAAAGAAAGAGTGTGTCCCTTATCCTTGGTCGGGGCTTAACGAGAAGCTCTATGGCCTCCGGCAAGGAGAGTTAGTCACGCTAACTGGCGGCACAGGGTTAGGTAAGTCAAGCATCACACGAGAGTTAGAGCATTGGCTTATCAGCAATACTCAAGATAACGTAGGCATTGTTGCCTTAGAAGAAGACTGGAAAAGAACGGCTGATGGTATTCTTTCTATTGAGGCTAACAAGAGATTGTATATTGACCAGATTCGAGAAGAGTTTGGAGAAGCTTATGACAACCTAAGCAATATGTTTTTCGAGAAGCACAAGGATCGAGTCTGGATTTATGCACACTTTGGTGCAAGTGACTTCGATGAAATTATGTCTAGAATTAGATATATGATTATTGGATGTGGCTGTAAATGGGTTATCGTAGACCATCTTCATATGCTAGTATCTGCATCAGATGAAAGCAATGAACGAATCTTAATTGATAGAATCATGACTCAGCTTCGGAAGCTTGTTGAACAAACAGGGGCTGGCTTAATTCTTGTGTCGCATCTCAGAAGACTCGAAGGTAATCGAGGCCACGAGAATGGCGTTGAAGTTAACCTAAGCCACCTAAGAGGCTCTGGTGGTATCGCCCATATCTCTGATTGTGTTATTGCTCTTGAGCGTAATCAACAGGCTGACGATCCAATCGAGGCACAAACAACCCACTTAAGGATTCTTAAATCTAGATACACTGGTGATGTTGGCATGGCTACTCACTTAGTGTATAATAAAGAAACCGGAAGGCTCAGTGAGACTTTCCCAACAGAAGATGAACTTGAGGAGATTGATATTTGAAGTCTTTAGTCTTCGACATTGAGACAGATGATCTTAATGCCAAAAAGATATGGTGTCTTTCTGCTTTAGATGTAGACACCGAAGAACAGAAGTCTTATGGCCCTTCAGAATTATCTGAGGGGCTAGAGCTTCTTAACTCAGCCGATAAACTAATAGGACATAACATATCTGGCTTTGATATTCCTGTCATCAAGAAGCTGACTGGAATAGACCTTAGTAATAAAAATATAGTAGATACTCTTGTACTTTCTAGGCTCTTTAATCCTGTACGAGAAGGCAATCATGGCCTTGAGCGTTGGGGGTTTGCTTTAGGTTCGCCTAAGATTGAATTCAATGAATACTCTAGATACTCTAAAGAGATGCTAAAGTATTGTGAACAAGATGTATTTCTAAACTACAAGGTCTATAATGAACTTAAGAAAGAATCCAAAGGCTTCTCTAAGCATAGCGTTGTCTTAGAACATGAAGTCTATAAGATTCTAAACGAACAAAGAAGCTATGGCTTTATGCTTGACGTAGAGGCCGCTTCTAAACTTCTTAGTGTTTTAAATTCTAGAATTGATAAGATTGTTCAAGAAATTCAAGAGGTATTTAAGCCTAAAAAAGAAACCAAAAAGATCTTTAGAAGATTCAATCCGCAAGGCAAACTTCTAAAAACAGGAGTAGATAACCTTGGTAAAAATGTTAGGGTTTCTGATGAAGAATATAAGCGTCTTGAATCAAGAGAATACATTACTAGAATATACACAAAGGAATTTAACCCAGGCTCTAGGCAACAAATAGGAGAATACCTTCAGGACTTTGGTTGGAAGCCGCAAGAATTTACGGCAACAGGCCAACCCAAGGTAGATGAAAAGATTCTTTCGGAAATTAAAGACATTAAAGAAGCCGAAGTTATTGCTGAGTACCTTATGCTTCAGAAGCGGGTATCTCAAATAAACTCATGGCTCGATGAGCTTAATGAAGAAACAGGCAGGGTCCACGGTTTTGTTAACCACAACGGAACGATTACTGGTAGAATGACTCACCGTAGCCCTAACATGGCCCAAATACCTAGCTCATCTTCTCCTTATGGGAAAGAGTGCCGCGCTTGCTGGACAGTTCCTGAAGGCTATAAACTTGTAGGTATAGACGCCAGCGGTCTTGAGCTTCGTATGCTTGCACATTACATGAATGACGAGGACTATACTAATGAAATCCTTAATGGAGACATACACACCGCTAATCAAAAACTTGCTGGACTTGAATCAAGAAATCAGGCAAAGACTTTCATCTATGCCCTACTTTACGGAGCAGGAGATGAGCGACTTGGTAGCGTGGCTGGAGGAGGTAGAAACGCTGGAAGGAAGCTTAGAAAATCATTTATTAGTAATCTCCCATCATTTGCACATCTTAAGAACCGCATTGGAAGAGCAGCATCAAAAGGGTATCTTAAGGCATTAGATGGTCGTAAGTTACACGTTAGGAGTCAGCATAGCGCATTGAATACTTTGCTTCAGGGTGCTGGAGCTATAGTAATGAAACAGGCCCTAGTGATTCTTAATGACAAGATTAAACATCTAGATGCACACTTTGTTGCTAACGTCCACGATGAGTGGCAGATAGAAGTAAGAGAAGACCAAGCCGAACAGGTAGGTAAGCTAGGCATTGAGGCTATACGTGAAGCTGGAGAATTATTGAATCTTAATTGTCCTTTAGATGGTGAATATAACATAGGAGATAATTGGAGTGAAACACACTGACTATAAATATAATATTGAATACATAGAATATGATGCAGACTCTGGTGTAACTTTAAGGTTTTGTGATGGTACTTTTATTTCTTATGGTGTAGATTTAATGTCTGACAAACCTACCTTAGAGATATATATAGAAAGTGAAAAAACAAGGCTGGTTGTTTTAAATGATGAACCTCATTACGGACTTACTGAATCTTTAGTTTGTTTGATAGCAGAGGATAGAAAAATAATCTATAACCCAGAAACTGTTGAAGAGTGTAAGTCTTTTCATGATGAAGAAATGTCTTATACCACTAGAGGAAAAAACAATGAATAAGATTGAAATAGAACTTCTAAATACAGAACAGAAGATAGCAGAATACATTGCTCGTTCAAGAACAAAAACAAACAGAGCAGCGGGTATTAAAAATCTTAAGGCAGGTCCGCAGTCTTCTGAAGAAACAGAATTAGAAGGAGTTGCTTCCGAATTAGCAGCAGCTAAGATCCTTAATGTTTGGCCCGATTTAGATACATCAAAAGCTTCAGTTGAAGACTTTACATTTAGGGGCTATACAATAGATGTTAAGACAACAAAGTATCATGCTGGTAGATTATTACTTCCTCTTTATAAAAAGGATAAAGCTTGTGATTACTATATTCTTATGATAGGCTCATTTCCTAAGTATAAATGTATGGGTTTTGCAGCTAAAAAAGATCTTATTAATGAAGATAAAATAGGAACTTTAGGTAACTATAAAAATTATATGCTTGAACAAAATGAGCTTAAAACACTGGAGGAATTTTTAAATGAGACTAAAGCACGAGCCTAACAGAACTGGCGACCTTGCAGAGCATTACGCTGTAACATGGCTTTGGGATAAAGGCTACCATGTGTTTAAGAACTGTGGCTGTACTGGACCCGCAGACATCGTCGCAATAGACCCTGAGGGTAACATTAAAATTATTGATGTTAAGTCCTATAAAGATGGTAGACTATCCTCTAAGACAGATCTTCAAAAGAAACTTGGCGTTCAGTATCTACATTATAATTCAGAGACACGTAAGTGTCGCTTCGTAAGGCATAGAAAATGATAGTAGAAAATATATATAAAGAAATAGATAAGCTTAATGACGGACCTTTAAATATCCCCGATGAGCTTATTGAAGAATTTGGCGAGGCCATTAAAAAATCTATTAAGTCTTGGTCCACACCAGAAACAAGAGATGGCTTCTATCTAAGAATGTCTAACATAGGAAAGCCAGCACGACAGCTTTGGTTTGATAAGAAGACTGAATTAGAAGGTAAGCGACTAGCGCCTTCTTTGTTTATTAAATTTCTTTATGGACATCTTCTAGAAGAATTACTTCTTTTGTTAGTCAAAATGTCCGGTCATAAAGTAACGGATGAGCAGAAAGAAATAGAAGTCTCCGGCCTTAAAGGACACATGGACTGCAAGATAGATGGTGAAGTAGTCGATATTAAATCTGCTTCCGGCTTCTCGTTCAGCAAGTTCAGCAAAGGTCTTTTAACCGAAGATGATCCTTTCGGCTATCTCGCTCAGCTTACTGCCTATGAACATGCAGAAGGCACAAACAATGGCGGCTTTCTTGTTATAAACAAAGAGACAGGTGAGTTATGTTTCTATCAACCAGAAGAACTAGATAAGCCTAATATTACAAATCATATTAAAAATCTTAAGCATAAGCTTGACCTTTCTAAACCTCCTGAGTTATGCTATGAGCCAATACCAGAAGGAAAAGGAGGTAATATGCGTATAGCTAAGAACTGTGTGTATTGTCCTCATAAGTTTGAGTGTCATAAAGACTCTAACGATGGTGAAGGTTTAAGGACATTTAGATACTCTAAGGGTAATGTGTACTTTACAAAAGTTGTAAAAGCTCCTCAGGTTGATGAAATATATGAATCGTAAACAAGTAAAAAGAATTAATAAAGTAGCCGATAAGCTTTTGGTGGACTGGTTAAGAACGATTGTTCCACCAGAAAATGCCGATGATATAACTAAAGATAACTTTAGAGAGATGCTTCCTGATTCGCCTTATTTTGTTGCTAAGAAATCTAGGCGTGTTACTTTTTATACTCATCGATGGGCAAAGCAAAAGCTAAAGAAGCTTTATAATGCGGG